CGTCCAATGCCATACTCCGAAAGAAAGCCGTGCGATCCAGCACCAACTACTGTTACATTACAGCACCGTAGCAGGGAACGATTCCTTACGCCAACAGTATTTACGCCAGGTGAAGCCTTGATGTAGCAGTTACGCAGGTAACTTACCGGGTCCCCCAAATAAACAGCTTGTATTGCACCTGCTCCCGTATAGCCGGAATGATCGATAACAAACCCGTCTACTGTCCACGAATACCCGAAGAGTATGTTCAGCGGTGATTTATCCGTCGAGTCTTTAATTGTCAGCGTCAAGTAGCCATCGGCATTCCAAAGATAAATGTCGTCCTTAGAATTATTATTAACAATTTCTGTATATGTCATCGCTGTCGTAGCATAACACCAAATCTGGTCGCCGCTCGATGAAGCCGTAATCGCAAGAGAGATTGTAGAATAAGTTTTTCCAGTGCCGACAGTCAGAATGGCGTTCTGGTGTGTATCAAATAGTTTCTGCATTTTCTGTTTGATAGCCATAGAGGTAGCAACCAAACACGCCTTCATAGTGCCATTGTCAATGTCGTAGATATTGTCTTTCAGCAAGAGCGTTGGAGTGAAAATACTTGAGTCGATACGCCAGTTTTCCTCTTGTATGGTATCCTCTGAATACATTAGCCGGAGTGAATACTTGCCGGGAATAAGTTCCTTCCACACTTCTTGAAAACTCACATCGACGGGTTTCCCATCCAACATCTTGTAATGTGGAACCTGTTTATTCCAGCCTCTTGTTTCAATGCCGTCGTGTACCTTGACCCGAATCATTTCAACTGAAACGGTGTCTATCTCACCTATGACTTCGGTTGGAATATCATAAACATACTGCTCCCGCATGACCCGTTTCCACGACCGAAAGACAGGCAAATCTTCTTCAGCGCATTTGCACCGGACAATCCTGAAAATTTTCGGGTCAAGTTCACCCGGCCCCCACTCTTGCCCGGTCTCTTTGTGAATGCAGTAATGTCCATTAGGATGTTCTGCCTCCAGCTGGCGAATGTCAAAAACAATGTCCCATGACTTCACCACCGGAGCTGGGGGCTTGATTGGAAGCGGGTCTTGCAAAATTGCCTTAGCCATCACAATACTCCACATCCGTGCAAAACTTCCAACACCAAAGCCATTACTCCAAGCAATCCAACAAGGCTGAGAACGAACTTCTTGACAAATGAGGCATCTGCAATTGCATTCTCAGCTTTGACCTCTACCATTACAAGTTTCGCTGTGACAGCACGTACCTCGGCCTTAAGTTCCTTGTGCCCATAGAGCAACTTCCCGAAGAAGTAATCATCCTTCTTCACGCCCGGAGGAACCACATAAATCTCGTCCGGCTCATCACCGGGGCCATAGAGAGTTATGGTTTCCGCAACCTGTGCTTGTTGCGTATCACATTTCCTCGATGTGTTCTCAGGCATGTTGTCTCTCAATTTCTTTTTCTTCTTCAACAGATTTGTATTGCTCTTTTATCTTTTCCCACTCCTCCGGGCTGTGTTCACGGGCCATCAACTCATGAGGAATCATATAGATAATACCTGTTTCCATATCCCTAACAGGCACCAATCCTTCCTTGTCCGGTTTTCCAAACATTCTTTCTCCTCTTCAATTATCCTCATCTTCCTCCTCTGTGTCATAATCTGTGCCCAACCAGCCTATGTGAATAGAAAATGACTTACCTTCCTCAATCCTCTTACTCAAAGCAGCAAGGTTCCCAGCTGTGTCCAATGTCATAGCCATCTGACCTTGTTTGGTCTGTTGAAGGTTCAACCCAATCTGATACTGATAGTTAACCCCCACATCTCCGGCTCTCTCAGAAGCCATTGCTTGGTCCCTAATCAAATAAAAATGTGCCGCCAACCACGCTTCCACCATGGCCAGCCGGGTAGCAGTGTAATCGGAATCGACACAACATTCTGTTACCAATTCCTCTGCCGCCGCAATGAAAGGAGTAAGAGAGATTGAATCATCAACCTCCACCAAGGCCTGAACATCAGCATCTACTATTCTGTATGCCGTGTTATTTCTCCTCTGTTCTCACTTTATCACGCAATGCCTTCAAGTCTGCACGGTTCAGGATTGCTGCATTAGCAAGTTCACCCACAAATGCCGCTTCCTTCTGAGGAGCAGGCACAAGGTCTGCAACCTTGCTTGTAATGGTAAATGCTTCTTTTAGTTTGCCCCCAATTGATAACGCAGTCTTGAGTTTGCTATTGGTTGGGAAGTATCCGGTAGCCGCCGCTACAAGGGCTAGAACAATCTCAAAACCTATTCTCAATGCATTCTTCATATTTTGAGCCCGGAGTTCTTCAAGCTGTAACTTCCGCTGTTCATCTTTAACCTGGTTGCGTATGAGCATAGTTATCGACGCAACACCCTCCACAACCCGTGTCCTACCATCAATCATACTCTGAATAACACTCGTACAGGCAGGAGCATACTGCTCAAGGTTCTTCTTCAACACTGCCAATTCAGCATTATCAGCACGATTGAGGAAACATCCTGTACTTGTTACCACCAAAACAGCAATTGCCATAACAACCAGAAACCACCTTTTCATACAGCTACCTTCCTTTTAGAAAAGTGTGCCTTCAAACTCTCCTTTGGAAAGCATTCCAACACACTAGTTCCATCCTCCAAATTGATAACATGTTTATTCTGAAACAACCGTGGTAAGTCTTTTGCCACCCACTTCATCCCCCTCAGAAATCTGGAATAAACACTGGGCTTAGATGGATGGACATAAGCATTGTGGAAATTCGCCATTCCCTTGGTGTCTACCTGCATATCAAATCCCAACAAGTAGATAGTGTCAGCCCCTAACAAAAGTGCCAGGTTGATGGCAGAAGCACCAGTATTTCCATTCCACCCTAACCCATCCGTAGCCAGCCCCATATTCTTCTTCTGCATACAGTGAAGCCATTCTGGGACAGGCTCATTCCTTCTCTGGGCTGAGTTAGTAACTACCTTCCCTCCAGCTTCCACATAATGCAAAAGACCAGCTTGGTGTTGGGTTAGAAACTTGATGTCACCGAATATGGTGAGGGGGACAATTTCTACTCCCAGATAGAAAGCGGCATTACATCCCAGAACATTCCTGCCCCGAAGAGTCTCAAACGAGAAACTCTTCAGGGAGGGACCACCACCTATAATATAACAGGACTGGCCTCTCCAGATTGGTGTAGGAACCCATCTGGTTCTGCCCATGTCATTACTCTAATCTTTGAGGTACTTGTCCACAAATGCTTCAACCTGCCCTCTCTTCAAAGGCTGAAGATTGAGTGCTACATCCGGCTCATCCACTTCCACAACAAAGAATTCCCCACCTGTGGAGAACACCATAAAATTTTCTTCACTGGCATGGGGGAACCTCTTGGTGACATCTCTTCCCAACTTTGATTCAACCAGTACTTCCTTGGAAGCCTTGACTTTCTTGGAAGTCGGGGCAGTGGATTGAGGAGGAAGAACCGGAGCCTTCTGCTCCACTGTGGGCAACTCCGGGGCCCCACTTACATTCACCTTCTCAAACTTTTCGGGGAACATCTTCACAAGGTCATTCTCTGATTCAATGACCTTACCATCTGAGGCTATGTACGTCACTACTTTCCCAGAAGGTCCGCTTTCTGAATGACTTCCTGTCTTGGGCAACAGCTTAAAATACATTTTCATCTAGTTCCCTCCCAAAATGATTTGTCCAGCCTTTTCCTTCAACAAGGGTCAAAGGGTCTGAGAAACAACCTCAGACCCCTTAACCAACCCTTATATCTATATCAGTTACGCCGCAGTCCCGTGGACGATGCCTGTGTTACCGTTCTGGTCAGCTCGAAGTTGTGGAACGAGGATAGCCATCACCTTGAAGTTCAGTTGCATCCCACCTTTGGATTCCCACTGAACCGTGGTGATGTCCATGCCCACAACCTCCCGGACAACATCCGAGGTCATCTGGACCAGAAGCATAATGTACGAACTGGTGGACAAATAGTCCAGAGTGCGGACATCCTGAATCCCGTCGATGGCCTTGAGCCGGTCACGCAGAGTGTTGTCCCCCTTGCTGGAGGAATAGTCTGCGTCTAGATAGGTGTCCCACGGGCTGGAGCAGTACAGCATGTAAGGCCCGTAGTGATAGGCCTGCTGAGCCTGAAGCCTCATGGCCAACACTTCTGTGACCGCAGTTGCCGCTGTCCACCCACTTGTAGTGGGCAGGGTCATGGCTTTGGTGAGACGGCTACCAAAGTTAGTATAGCCGTAGATGGAGCCTCCGCCAAAGGAGTATGATCCATAAGTGCCGAGAAGGAGTTTCTCAGCTACCTCCGCCACCTTGCGTCCGGCCAACTCAGCCGTGGTGGTATCGAGTGGGCTTCCACCATTCCGGGAAGCCATCACCTGCCGTGCACTGAACTGAAAATCCTTGTGGATTATCGGCAGGGGCAGACTGCCCAATTCAAATTCTGGGCGGTCAGCCTTTGATTCCCGGAGGCCATCCATGCTCACGATGGCATCGGAAATGTCACTCTGAGTTTCACTTTCCAGAACGGTCTTGGACATACCATTTGGAATGTTGAAAGTCAGCCCGGCTCCCCGGAGGTCTGCCACGGCCTTGAGCCGGGGCTTT